TGGTTATTATGTCAACTTGCCCGATGTTTCCAAAAATAATCCAGGTTGACATAACATTGACCTGAGGTACGGGTGACCTCTTTTTCAGATGGTTATTATTTTTTCCATGTCCGCTCTCAGAAATCAAAATTTTTGGGTTTTGTGCAAACCTCAACCTCCCATAATCCAGGTTGACATAACCTCCCTTTGAATGGTATCAACCTGGATGCCCAGTGGAGTAATGTACCGAATTGGGTTATATTTTGGTTCGTAATATATCTCCAGCCGTTATCGATGAATCTAATAAATATCCTTTTACTAATCTTCCTGTTTGGCATAGTTTACTCCCCACTCGCAGATTTTAACCTCCCAACAATTTCTGAAGGACAGATATTAACCTCCTTTGCTGGATGGTCTTAGGTTCATTGACCAGTCTGGTTTTGGTTACCTCTCTATACTTGGTAACTGGTTTACTCACAGTCCTACGCTTAACTACAGGATAGTATTTTATCTCCCAACGACCTGGAGTTACTGCCTGAAATGCTTGGATAGATTCCTCCACAGTAAAGTAGATGGAATTTTTATAATTATCCCAGCTACCATCATCCTTCCATTCAGCCACCTCTGCCATTCTAGTATAAGGCTGGTTGACATCCTCAGTAGTGGTGTAAGACTCCATAATAGTGAATTGTTCTTCTACCTGTTCCCACTCAACTACTTCATAGGTTGTTGGTATTATAGGCAGGCACATGATTAGGATAATTAGCAGAATAAATGTTATCCTAGGCATATTTCACCTCTTGAGAAGCGTATAGGAAATATTGTTATATCATTACAATACCTACACATGAAATAATGACCACCAGCCAATTTCTCTGTTTGGTCCATCTGAATCCAATAGTGGGCACCAGTTTGATTAGTCACCTGCAATCCAATGTCAGGGTTAATCGGAGCCTTAGGACATCTCCAAACATCAGACTCCAGGTAGGCTTTCCCCATCAGCCAAGTTTTTCTACCCACGATTTGGGTATTCCTCCTACTTTAACCATGTCCAGCATTATGTCAGTCATTTGTTTGGTTAACCTGGAATCCATCAATAAGTTGTCTGGATAATCTAACTTGCTATTTTTCTTCCTCTGCTCCAAGGCATGGAATCTCCTAACCAGCAGATAGCGTTTCTTTCTATCCTCCTCAGACAACTTTGACTTGACACCTCGCCTATGTGGTACAAATGGATTTCGGTTCAGATAATCCAATCCTTGGTCCACCCAGCACTGAGGATGATAACAGATTTGGACATTCCACCTCCTGCTATCAGGGTTGCCTTTATTCCAAAACAGCACTGCCACTATAGGAGTACCAATTTCTATAGGCTTGTTACACCACCTACAAGTGGCTTGTTTCCTGCACCAACGCATGGTAACATTTGGGATAGTCATCTATGCAGGGCTTCCTTCAATTTAATATTGACATAATTATGCCATGAACCATATTTAGTGGTTATCCATTTGTCTAGTTTTCCTGCCTTATATGCTTCTAACAGGGTCATATCCTTGAGTTTCATACTTTTAGTAGTTTCCTTTCCTCAATATGCTTTTGTTTGATTAGCTTCCAATTCCTTCCCCTAACCAAATAGAGTGGAAATATAACCCCACACATACATTCAAACAGGTTCTTATTGTAGGCAGGATAATGCACAGGACAATCAATCTGGAGGCTTAACTCAGCCCCTAGACTGTCTATCTCCTCATTTAATCCTTGTTGTACATAAGCTCCCCAGGTCATTTCACCACCTCACTCACTATCTTACTTATATTATAGCATAAGGTTATCTGTTTGTCAATATACTTCTTAATAATATAGTATTATCTACTAAATAGTATATTTAGAACATTTGAGCTACTTGACATAATCTAGCTGAATGTGTTACAATGTAGAGTAGGAGTAGTCTAATGAGTAATGAGGTAACTCCAACTGAAGGTATAGCTCAATCCCTAGTTCCATATTACACTGATGGTGGTAAGAAAGCTCGCTATCTATCCTACATAGTGGCCGGCTTTTCTGTCATGGAAGCTGTTAAACTGGCTAAAGTCCACCTCAAGACTGTCCAGCATTGGAGAGCAAACCCTGACTTTACCGAAATAGAGGCTAGGTCTACCTCGGAGATTAGGAAGCAATTATCCGATGAACTGATTGACATTGAATTTACCCGCAACTTTAGGTTAGTCCTAGCTAAGGATTTCCAAGTTCTATTTAAGGATGCTATGGGCGCAGGATTAACTGAAAAGGAGCAGCAATACCTTATGTTAATTAGGAAGTTTTACACTCCACAACAGTTTGCCATGATTAAACAGTTGGTCAGTCCTACTGGTGGCGATGGAAATGCTTTTGATTTCACCCGTACCGTATTAGAAATCCGTTTAAGCAAGGAGACAGGTAGTGTCAGGTAAGGAGTTCGACCGTGAATTGTCCGAAGTGTGGCAATCCAATGTTAATAGTAGCCTACGACTTTACCACCAAGAAGACTCTATGGAAATGCCATACTCCTGATTGTAGACATTTAGAATGGAGGGAAGAAACCGATGCCGGAAAAAACCCAGAAACAACTGATTCAGGAAATCCACCAGACAACCATACAGCTTAGTACGGTTTTATTGGGAGTGTCCAACACAGAGGATACTGGTTTGGTAGGTGAAGTTAAGGATGTTAAATTGAATGTTAATGGGTTGAGCAAATCCCATATCAAGTTAAAAAGGAACTTCTGGATATTGGTTGCTTCATTGGTAGGTAGTGGTATTCTTGGTAGTGGAATCTGGGGTGTGCTAAATGGCTAGAGGTGTCCGTGCCACGAGAAAACAGGCGGAAGCTGGACGAAGGAATGCCCTCAAAGCCCAAATCAGTAGAATTGGCTTACGAGGACAAAGATACAAACCAAGACGACCTAGGAGAATATAAGGAGGAGGAAATGGCCAAGAGGAAATGGATAAAGGGAGCCATCAAGAGACCGGGAGCCCTGAGAGCAGCAGCTAGGAAGGCAGGAGCACTAAAGAATGGTATAAGTAAAACCTGGCTAAGAGCCCAGGCTAAGGCTCCGGGTAGAAGAGGCAGACAGGCTAGATTAGCCATTACACTGGGTAGGCTAAGAGGACACAAGAGAAGGAGATAATTATGGCTAAACCTTGTCCAGGCAGCAAAATTAGAAGTGGTGGGGCAGGTAGAGGCTTAGGTAGAGGTAAGGGTAAAGGACCCATAGGAAAGCCTTATAAGAGGAGATAATTATGTCCACTACGGTGGAACAAACTTTCCGTGAACTTATTGCGGACAAGCGTAAATTCATTGAAAACTTGTTGGTTGTGGAAAACAAAGACCGCCAGCTGGTTCCTTTTATTTATAACCCTATCCAGGCTGACATAAATGCTACTCAGACTGGAATGGATATTTGGGTTAAACCCAGCCAGGTAGGATTCAGCACAGAGAGGATAGCCAACAGACTGGTAGATACCCTGACCGCTCCTGGAACCAACACCGTCTTGATAGCTTACGAGGACTTTGTTACAGAAAGGTTATTGAGTAAGGTATCATTCTTTTACAACCACCTAGCTGGGTTGAATATTCCAGGCTTCCCTGAAATTTTCCACAATTCCTCTTATGAGAAAACCTTTAAGTTCTACCAGTCTGGTAGAGTTATTAGTACCAGTTCTATTTATATAGCCTCTGCCCGTAGCTATGTAGCAGGTCGTACCCAAACTATTCACCACTTACTTTGTGATGAATTTGCCTTCTATATACCTGGAGCCATTGATAGGATTATTGCTCCAGCTCTGGCCAGAATACCACCAGGTGGTACTGCTGACATTTACTCCACTCCAAATGGCGAGGAAAATGACTTCCATGATATGTATGCCCTAGCTAGGGAGGGTAAGTCTGTATTTACTCCTCACTTCTATGCATGGTTTGTCCACCCTGAATATTACATACCTTTGGGTGATATTAGGATTGAGGCTCACATACCAGAAACTAATAGACCTGAGTTTGACCTATCCGTTGATGAGGTCAATTTGGTGAATGGTCATGGACTGAGCTTTGACCAAATTAGATGGAGACGCTGGATGGTTAAGACCATGGAGAGTTTAAGGAGGTCAGGAGAAACTAGAACTCTGTTTGGTCAAGAGTTTCCTGAGGATGATGTTTCCTGCTTCCTCTCATCCGGAGATATGTACTTTGATACTCCCACTATGGATAGAATAGCAAATGACTGTCATCCAGCATTAGAGGTTAGGGAAGGATTGCATATCTGGTACAAGCCTGAAAAGGGTAAAAAGTACATAGTAGCCATAGACCCTGGTCAGGCAAAGGTATCCCTATCAGCCATTACTGTCCTGTGTTTTGACCAGGATGAATATGGCAACTATAAACCTAGATATTGTGCTAGGGATGCTGGTCTTTACAGTCCTGAGATTACAGTTAGGAAGGCTGTAGCAGCCTCAGACCTTTATAACCGAGCGGAGATAGCCTGGGAGGCCAACAGTCATGGGCTGGCTATAACCGAACTGCTAAAGAATCGTAGACCTATCTATATGAGGAAGGATATAATCAGTGGTAGACAGACTATGGAACCTGGCTGGCTAACTACACCTAAGACTAAGGACTATATGCTCCAAACTGCTAATAAGTACCTCTATGACCTAATCTGCCATGATATTGAGCTGGCTAGACAATGCCGTAATCACAGATTAATTGGGGATAAGGTAGAAGTAGTAGGAGCCAATGATATATTTATGTCCTTTGCTGTAGGTCTAATGTGTCTGAACCCTAAGCCCATGAAGCGTGGGTATCTAGGCCGTGCGGGTTGGAAATGGTAAAGATTTACAAGTGGCTGTGGAGCAGAATAGGAGGTCGCAAATGGACTTTCATCATACGTGATTTTGCCTACCAAAATCCGATGCTAGTCTTATTTATAGGATTCGCTTTGGGTATGTTACTTAGACCCTATATGGAGTGGGAAGACTTATGGAAGTTTTTCACCGGGCTGGTACTGGCTCACCTGTTTTGGGGAACTAAATACCGAAAAGGTCAAGGAGGAGAATAATGCCATTAGTAGCAAGGAGCTTAATAGATAGGTGTACCAAGTTGAAAGGTAATTGGATTACCAGAAACGCCAAGATTAAGGAGTGGTATGATATACTGACTTTGAAGGATGAGTTAGCCCAGGAAGGAATGGAGTCAGTCGTAGCCAATGACCCCAGAACCGGATATAATTTAGGCAAACATCTGATAACATCCAGCCTAGTAGCCCACAAGATTGATTCCGAGGAGCTAACACCTGAGGAAGTAGTAGCTACCAATTACCTTGAGAGCTATGCTAATAAAAGATGGCTGGATGAGGAGAAACGCTACAGAAGGGCTGGCAGACAAAGCCTGAGGTCTGAGTTAGTCGGTTACATGCTTGCCACTGGTTGGTATTCCGTATTCAGTATGGTGGACAGAAAGCATATTTGGACTGAGGTGTGGAATCCTTATGAGGTCTTCCCTGAGTTCAGTGGTGAAGGGTTAATAGAACTGGCTCATATCTATAGTATGACACCAGCAGCAGCCAATAGGAAAGCAAAGCTGATGGGTTGGGCAGTAAAGCAACCATTTGTTGGTAATACTACCCTGCACGACTACTGGGGTTTTGATAATGATGGGGATGTGGTTAATGGCATTACCCTAGGCACGGAATATGTTAAGGAAATACAGAAGGATGAAGCCCTCAGCAACCTGACACAGAAACTAGGTGAGCCAATGCTGCCAGTGTTTATTTCCCCTGTCGGTGGTCTTCCTGATAGAGGTTCTATAGTAGGTAGCAGAGATTGGCAGAAACATTTTGGTGAGGCCCTAATAGCCACTAATGAGGAATTAACCAAAAACTATAATAGGATGTTAACCTTCTCCCAGCAACTTATGAGGGATACTGCCAATCCACGCTGGTTTGAACGGTCCACAGGAGATACTCCAATCCTTAGAGAGGAAGATTTATTCAAGCGTGGAGCAATATTCCGGGGTGCTCCAGGTGAGGATGTTGGTCCTCTAGCTGTTCCTCCAATTCCTGTAGAGTTAAGGACAATGATGTTTGATTACCAAAATATGCTCCAGCGAGGACTGTTTCCTTGGGCTATATTTGGTAACATTCAGCAGCAAATGAGTTACTTGGCTATGGCTAATATAGCATCAGCAGCCTTGCAGGTACTCACTCCCTACATGGATGCCTATAGAGGTGTACTGTCCGACATAGACAATTTCTGGTTTAACATGATTAAGGTGAGTGGTTATAAACCTCATAAGTTTGAGATGCTTGAGAATCTGCCAGAGGAATTTGAATTTGAAGTCCAAGCCAGTATTGAAATCCCTGGCTACCTAGTCCAAAGAGCCACAGTAGCTAGGATGTTAGACCCAACATTTAGATTATCCACTACCACTGTTATGGATAAAATGTTCCCTGAAATTAGGGATAGCATGAGGGAGCAGGCTAAGGCTAGGAAAGACGATGCTATGATGCACCCTAAGGCTATAATGGTTGA